TGCCCGTGCCAGACATACGACAGCTTTCGGCGGCTCTGGGATAAGGCCATGAAAGCAGTCAGCATGAAGCACACGCCCCATGAAGCGCGTCACACTCTCGCGACTCTGCTCGACCGTGCTGAAGTCAATGAGACGACAACGCGCATGATTCTTGGCCACGCAAGGCAGGGAGTCACGAAGGGAGTATACACGCACAAGACGCTTGCTGACCTGAAAAAGGCTATTGACCGTGTGTAGCGTGGTGCTAGTCGCTGATGCGGATGTGATGCGGGTCGCTTGGTACGGAGGTTTACTTTGTGCTTAACGCGGTATTAGTCAAGAGGATAGAATGGTATAAAATGGGATAAAATGGTGTCGGCTGTCCGAACTTGTCAGAATCTGTCCGAACAGTCCGAACCGTCGAAGAAATGCCGAGTCATACTCATATGATACGGTCGGCCTTCAATTCGCCGGCTGTAACTTTTGACTCGAACAAAAACGTCTTTGCTCAAAGTGCGACGACGTGGGTAACACAAGGTCAGGAATGGGTTGGCGGCAATGTTTCCCCAGTCCAATACGATGGTAAGGATGTCGCTCACAATAATATCGCTCCTGCTGTAGCCGTTTACGGTTGGAAGCGTACAGCCTGAGCGCCGTCGAGGAAATGCCGAGTCATAGTCACCAACAGTATGTAACAGCCAATCCAGGTGAAGGCTCATATAGCACACGTAAGGATTACGATTCAGATGAAATAAATTTAAACACATATCCACAAGTACAGACAGGTTCGACAGGCGGCAGTCAGGCCCATAATCTTGTACAGCCATCAATAGCAGCATATGGTTGGCGTCGTACAGCTTAAGGGCCGTCGAGGAAATGCCGCCTGTATCAGGTAGTGTTGGCCAATTTATCCGCTGGACCAATAACCAAAATCAAGCGGGTTGCTTATCAGCCCAAAATGGCACTTCTAAATTTCCGTCTGTATCAACAGAAAACACTACTGACTCAACTATCAATATTTCTTTTGGTGGCGGCAAAGCTCATCAAAATACACCTCTTTCGGTTGCCGTTTATGGGTGGAAACGAACAGCATAAATGGCCGTCGATGAGTTGGCGGCCCACACGCACCGGTTAAATAAAAATTCAAGCACATCAACGATTGGAGACTGGGTGATTGTCGACCATCAGGGACCCACTCTGTGGCAAATGGCTAACGTGGAAACGACGGGTGGGGACAAACCACATAATAACTTACCACCGTCTAGGGCTGCTTATGCTTGGCGACGCCAAGCGTAAGTTGCCAAAACTGGCTGAATATTGTTATGAGCAGCCCCGCTGCCCGTCGAGTCTGTTTGTACTCGTCGTTTGTTGGTCATCCATTTGGATACTGTAGTCATATATCCTGATTCAGTACCTGCACCTGCACCATTAGTCACCCAAGAGCCGTACGTTCCATTCCAGGAGTCTGAGCCGTTACCATTGATATTCTGCGCATGTTTGTGAGCCGCCAACTCATCGACGGCCATTAAGCTGTACGACGCCAACCATACACAGCCAAACTTAATGGCGTGTTTTGATGAGCTTTGTCGCTACCAAAATTAATTTCAAAGCCCCATTGCACAGAGCCACTAGCTGAGGTTGATTTTGTCATATTAAGATCTTTACCGGCGACAATCCCCGAACAATCTACTTGGAACGAATCGGAAATAGCACCAGGGAATCGTCCAGTTAAATGCGGGAGTTCATCGACGGTGAGTTTGTGCATTCTTTCGCCGTATTTTTGCCCTGCCGTGTACGTGTACGAGCCGAAATCATCGCTGCCAGAGCCCTGCGCAATGAGCGTGTAGCCTGCGGGCAAAGCTTCCCACGTGCCGCCGAAAAGCGTTGCGGGACTCGTGCTGTCGTCGGAAAAATAATAGCTCCCGACAGGATGCGCGTCGAGTTTGGCCTGCTTCATGGCGGCGGCAACCGCTGTCGAGATAGCGGCATCCATAGCCGCCTTGAGCGTCGACGCCGTGATAATCTTATCCGTGGCCGTGCCTGCTTTTGCCTCGTCACTCGTGGCAAGGTCAGCGACTAAGACGGCTTTCGTGACCGTCCATGTGACGGTACCGTCTGTCACTGTTGTCCCTGATGCGGTCCAGGTTGGCTCTGTGTCACTGGTCTTCCCGGCCGTCGTGACCCGGGCCAGCGTCCCCGCCGACATGGATGGGCTGGAGACCAGCTGGCCCACGGTGTACGATGTTTCCGGCTGCCAGAGCAGGACCTGTGCCGTCGCGGTCAGTACGTCGTTCTGGTTCTGCATATACTGCTGGAGTTCGCCCTGTTTGGTGTAGCCTGTTTCCGTCTTATACTTGTTGTAATTTGTAAAGCTCTTTACTGCCGGGATACTCATTTGTTATCACCTGCCGTTTCTGTGGTCGTCGTTTCGGGTTTCGTGTAGGCGATGCAGTCTGGGTTGACGCATTTGCCATCAACCAATTTATGAGCGCAGTATTCGCAACGTTTCGGGAGTTTGAATTTCATCTTAGAGTGCCTCGCTTTCTTCTTTATATGCGTCCTGCAGGTCCGCGAAATCAGCTTGGATAGACTTCTGGGCATCCGTGTCGCCTCTGAGCAGTGCCGTGGCCATATCAGACGTCAGCGACTCCACAGCGGCCTCATAATCGGCTTTGAGCTGTGCTTTCGCAGCGGCCAGCTTTTCCTCAGCGGTCGGCTCGGCTGGTGCGACATACTCACGCTTAGCTTTGGCCGCGATGAGCTCGGCGATTCGGTCGATATACGACTGATAGAGTGTGTTCGGATAGGCGAGGAAATTGCCATCGACGACACAGCACTCCTGATTATCATCGTAGATAATCAGGTCAGGCACGCCAGCAAGGCCAGCGTCAGTCTTGAAATTATCGACAGAATCCGAGTACTGCTTATCCCCATCAATAATGAGGACCTGTCCTTTTAAAATTTGAAAAACCTTCATATACATCTCTCCTTTCGAACTATCAGTGAAATGGCTAACCACAATCATACTGGCTCAACGACTACCGCAAGTCTTGACGGGTATCTATCTACAGAAAACACATATAAGGCTAATGGCCCTGCTCATCAGGATGGCGGAGGTATTGTACAGCTTGAGGGCTCGTATAACGCATACCGTGCTTCCGGTGATAGTGACAAATCCAACCCCAGAGGCCGTAATCTGCATATAGCCGCATCCCATAACCACAATATCACCATATCGGCTACAGGCGGCAATACCGCCCATGAAAACCGTATGCCCTATACCGTTGTGAACAGATGGAAGCGGACGGCCTAAGCCGTGCGTTTCCATCGATTAATGACCTGATATGGTGGCCTGTTTTCATGGGCTTGGTTATTGCCTGTAGTATCTATTGTTACAGTATGTGAGTGGTCACCAGCCGTACTGGTTTCCCAGCCCGAGCCGGCCTTGCCCGCCCATTCTGCACTTTGACCGCTCACCCTATTAGCGGTTACATCAAATGTGTGATGATGTGCACCGTTTGTAGAGCAGCCGGCCCCGTGTGAATGGCTTGCCATTTCACTGATAGTGATTGTGTGCTTCGCTTCGCCGCCTGTAGCCCCGAGTGCGTAGTTGTATTTCGTGCCGTTTTCGGTATAATCACCGGAGCTGACGAGGACGCGGCCCGGGTCCATCTTGACCCAGGTGGTCCCAGGCCAGAGTTTGTTCGGGTCGTCGTCGGTTGTGGTTTCCCAGACTTCACCAATGGGGTGCACGTCACTGATGACCTGCGTCTTGAACGCGGCAAGAATCGATTGAAGCACTGACGGTGTGATTAGTTTCATCGTGTCTGTACCGGCCTGCGCTTCTTCGACAGTTGCCGCTTCCTGGCATTTTCGGACGATGACGTATTTACAGCCATTATCTTCGACCGTCGTCCCAGCAGCGGTCCAGGTAGGTTCGATATTATTGCTCATTCCGGCTGTCGTGACCTTAGCTACCGTGTTTGGCTTCATGTTCGGACTCGAGATAATTTCACCCAGTGCGTAAGTCGTAGATGGCTGCCAAAGCTTCACGGTATTTATCGTATTCGTAAGCGTCGTGTGTATATTTTTCACGAAATCCTGATATTGCTGTTCAGTCGTCGGACTGTTGTCAGACGGATATCTCAAATAAGGTGCGACGTCCAGTAATTTCTCTACATCTGCCATTTACAAAACCTCCTCTACATAACCTTGCCAGCTGATATCGACAATACCTGAAACATTTTTCCCGTTCTGGTCGATAAGTTTCACGACGCACGGATTCCTGCTGACAATGACCGGCTGTAACAGCGTTGTTGAGCTTCCATCTTCGACGGCATCAATGTGAACCGCTGTCGTATGATAGTGCGGCGTAACAATAGGTAATTCAAGGCCCGTTGCGGGGATCGCCAAGTCTTCAAAATGCTCGTTCCGGTCTGGTACATCGATGTAGACCGCGAGGTCTTTGACAACCGTCTTTTCGTCGTTACTATTTAGCGCGACGACCTTAATCTGGATTTCATCACCGGCCGTAATGTTGATACGGTCACTGTATTGCTTCCAGATTTTCTCTTCGTCAATTTCCCAAGCCGCCGTATCGGCGCTGATCCACGCGGGCGCATCCATGTCATCCCAAGCCGCGCTATCCAGTACTTCACGATAATATACAATCGCGGGGCCGTCGATATCATACTTCAGCCACATCTGCCCACTGACAGGTGCGATAAATTCGGTCTCTACCGTATAAGGCTGCCAGTTATTTTTCCAGGCATAGGTGCCAGCGCTATTCCATCGATACGCAACCGCCGATTCCCACATATTTGTATCGTTTTTCGGATACAAAAAGCCATCCGTTTCGAGATAACCGTTGTATGTTGTGTCGGTCCACTTGTTTTCTGCGTAATCTTTGTAATATAAGACGTTCTGTTGGAGCAAGTCACCCACGTCTAAAAGACAATATGCAAAGTTCGTACTTTCATTTCCCGCGTTATCAACCGCCTTAATCATGACGGCGTGTGTACCTTGGCGGACTGTTTGCGTTTCATAAGGTTGGCTGGTGATAAGGCCGTCCTGGACGGGGATGCTGTTTTCCCAGTTAAGTGTTGTACCCTGGGTGTATTTCATCCGAAATCCAGCGATATCGTCTGGATCCGGATATGTAAAATCCCACCAATATCGGCGCAGGCCGGAACTCATTTTTTCGACATTAAGCTTTTTGACGTCAGCCGGTGGTTCATCGATCCCAGGTTCCACTTTTAACGTTGTCCCTGCCGAATTACGAAGATGATTAACTGTAACAACCTTCACAAGATATGTCGTATCGACATTAACTTCTGTTTCGAAATACATATTGAGCGAGGACCCTGCGGTTACGAAAGCAGAATTATTGTTTGATAGGAAAATCGTAAAGCGCTGATAACTGAGTCGTTCCGGATACCGCCAAGAAAGATACAGCCGTGAATGACGCTGCCCTGAATTATCCTTCCAGGTAACTTGTCGGCCTACAAGGTTCGTAACGTTCTGGACATCATTCGCCACATCTGAGTCACTGTAGTTTATCGGTGGGATCGTGTAATTTTCATTGAACACGTTTTCGTTGTACTCGAGCGCTTCGATTTCGCGGACAAGGTCTTCCGTGCGGCTGATGGATCGTACGACGAATTTCTTTATCCCTTTGCTGACTTCGGCGATATCGAAAATATCACCAGCAGCGGGCGCAGATTCAGGCACGCTGGTAAGGACAACGGTCGTTGTAGCATCGCCGACGGTAATCGACTTACAGCCGACTTCGTAGCGCGTGTCAGTTACAGACGACCGATACGCAAACGTATACGTCTTCGTGCTGTCGTAAGACTGCATAACCGCATTGACAACGACCGTTGTGCCGCTTACGGAGGCGATACGACCGCTGGTCTGCCACATCGGAACATCATGAGCCACATAAATAACGTCGCCGACCGTACAGGAGATAGCATCGATTGCGGCCTGGAAAGAAACCGTACGGACCATATAGGCGTTGCAGTACAGCTGGAATTTGGCTTCCCGGTACGCCTGTTCATAATCCGTGATACCGTCATAGGTGAGCTGGCTCGTCGTATCGTATTCGTCCGTGTCAAACGTGGGTCCATATACTTTAACGGTATCGCGTTCATAGTCCTTTTGGGCGTTCGTGAACGTGACTTCAACGGCATTAGCGCGGTCTGACGTCTGGAGGAACGTTTCCGAAAAAGTACCGGAGATGATATTCCCCATGCCGAACATCTGAACCGCTTCCTTCGGGCCGTCCCACACACAGCCGTACTTCGTACCGAAAAGCTCAACGATGCCGCGGCCAACCGGCGCGATGTAGCGATTGACGACGTCCAGGAGTTCGCCGGACGTATTGATTTCGATGTTGATTTTAAGGTTAAATTGGTCGCAATACGCGGCCCATTCGGAAAATTGATTGTACATCATCAGTGATGCATCTGCGCCGCTGTGGATATAGACGGTACTGCCGTTGCGAGCGTCGGTAATTTTGTTAGCCCGGTGTACCATGTCATATGCCGCCCAGGCGGGGTTTGTCGCCGCTTTTTCTTCGTAGGCATTGGTACTCGGATTCCAGATGTAGACCATTGAGCGCTGCTTCATGAATTTCAGCGTAGGCGAACCGGACAGCTGGTCCGTGGCCATGGCCCGGATACCGATAAGCGCGATACCAGGATAGCTGAAATCGTCGTAGACGATGCCGCTGACGCCAGTCCACCAGATACGTGTGCAGGCGTGTGCCGACGTCGTCGGATAGCCGCGGGAGACGACTTTGACGCGAACCTGATACTGCCCGGCTTTGAGATTATCGACGCGATACTGTTTCCGGATAGCCGACGACTTATTGCCGGTGATGCGGACATTCGTCGCAAGCTCCTTCCAGTCACTAGTGCCCTCTTTTGCATACTGGGCTTCAATAGTGACGTATGTTTCGTCTAATCCGCCCTTGTCGTTAGCGTAGTATAAACCGTTCGAACATTCGACGTAGATGATGAGGCCCTGCGTTGCCGTGCCCGTGACAATGTCGGTACGCCATTCGTTATCAAGCAGCTCGTACCCAAGAGTCTTTGTACTGATAGTATCGTTAAAATTCGGAATAACGTTCTGGTCGTTGAGGCCGTCACGGGTGTCCAACTTGACACTTTTATAGTTTTCAATCGGATTGTCATTAAGCTGTACATCGTAAATCTTTAAAGGCCCGTAACCGGCAGATACAAGCCAGTTGAGATACTGCTTATCTGCGTCACTGTTAATGTACTTCCCGATAGTCTGACCACCACTGCGGACCGTACCGTAGGTAATCGGAATCGGGTTATTCTGGCCGTTCGTCGTCGTGATACCCGTCCAGGAATAAGTCGGGTTTTCTGATGTATCTTTAAAGCCACTAGTGTTGGCCGTGCCGAAAGCACGCTGAATAAGCGAACCGCCGATAAACATGACGGCCGCGGCGGCGAGATACCCACCAATCGCGGCAAAACCTGTGGCACTGGCCAGGGCGGCACCGCTGAAGCTGCCGGCGGCGACCAGCCCACCGACGCCCATGGCGGTAACCGACAGCGCGACCGTCGCAATGATCAGCAGCGGGTTCTTGCCATGACCTTTACCGACGACGGGCGAAAATACGATAAAGTCTTTATCCTGCACCGCCTGGGAGCCGTTGATAGTATAGCTGTTGCGGGAAATCACCATGTCCGGCAGTGTAAGGTCTTTCGTGCATTGCTGTACATAGTAGCTGACATCTTTCCCTTTTACGTAAGGCAGCGTGCGCACTTCTCTATTCTTTTGTGGTTCAAATGGGTTCTTTACGAAAACGACGGTAATCATTTCTTACCCCCTACATACTCATAAAACCCTTCGATGACGCCGCGCCAAGCAGGTGAGTCAATGCGGCTAATACAGGCGCCGATTTTCGCCCTGGTGTGGATGAATTTGCCATTTCCAAGGTACACGCCGGTATGATTCACGATGCCCGGAGGCGTACCCATCCGGAGAGCGACCAAACACGGAACGGGAAGCGGCGCCGTCACCCGTTTCCAGGCGGAGGAACCCGCCTCGCGCTGCACGATGCTGTTTATCTTGTCTTCGTCATCCCAATCGGCCGTAAACTCGGGAAGTTCAACGCCAAAACGCCGATATACTTCCATGACAAGGCCGTAACAGTCAAAACCGACGTTACGGTCACGCCCGTGATTAACGAACGGAATGCCAATAAGATCTTCATAGTCAATCATACGTAAATACCTCCCTGGTCAACACCTGGGAAGCCGCCAAAGCGCTTACTGCACCCACGAGCGCGGCAGTCAGAGAGTGTCCGATTGCACGACGTATACTTGGTACCCGTGTAGCCGCATTCCGGGCCGGCGAACTCTTTGTAGCGGCAGCTGTTCTTGACGTATTTCCCTTCCGGACGGCGAGAATGTGGATTGTAGGAAGTGCCGACTGTCGCTGTTACCCATTGTTCCGTTACCGTAAGCTTCGTGATGCGGTAGTGTTCTTCAACTTCCGCCGTCGTTTCCGTCAGCGCCTTCGTGTTGACGATATAGAAGACGACTTCCCCATTATTGGCACCGTTCGACGCTTCGACGTAGTACGTCAGCGCCTGGCTGGTGTTATCGATACGAATTTCAAAAGACGGGATGCTTCCACTCTTATCCTCAGAGACTTTCCCGAGCTCGAATGGAAACGCCTGCCAGGTGTGGCCATTCCAGATAATGTCTTCCGTATTCCGGCATACCCGGATTGGATCTACATCCTTCATTGGGAGGTTCAGCTCCAAAAGGAGGACGAAAACACCGTCTGTGTCGAGCTTATTCTTTTCAGCCTTTGCAACTGCCGATAATGACAGCATCCTATCACCCCTAATCTTCCCGAATCGTTATACTGCCGCTCATCATATTCACGGCAACCGTTTCAAACGCTTCTTTCTCAACGAAGCGGCAGGTATACGTCTTACCATCAATGGGAGACGTAAAATTAAAAGGTTTCGCCGAAAAATAGGTCTTATTCTGTAAAAAGTCCATCAGAGTATTGTATTCTTTATACGGAAGACTATCCCATTTGAGTACCCACGTTTTCCGGGACTTCGTAAATTTCCGTCTGGCCTGCGTCGTACCGTCTTCAAAAGTAGAGCGGAGGGACGTATCTTCTACGTCCTCCGTAGTACCATAAGCCGGTGCCGTAATGCTTGGCCAGGTAAGCGTATCTGCCATTTATCCCAGCGCTCCTTTCAGCATTGTACGACTGCCCATATAGTCCGTGGCGACGGCTTCCAGCATCGTCGTGACGATGAGCTTCTTGCCGTCAATCTGCGCGTTTGCCTGCGTCGATTTCACTTGCTGGCCGGACTGATTGACGATGCGAACTTCGACGTTTTCGATGCCGCTGCCTTTCGATTCATCATTGCCGCCAAGGATTTCCGCCGTTTCGCGAGCATTATGGACGTAGCCATTACCGCTCATTTCGACGAGTTCCTTGCCTTCTTCACCGGCGATAAAATACCCAGGCGAAACGACGCCGCCGCTGGCAAAGCCGGTCAGCGAGTGATGATACGAATAGGCGCTGGCAAGACCTGAGCCGCCAACGTTCAGCGAGCCAAGAAGACTCCCTGTCGTGCCGCTAATGAGGTCCGTCGACATCGCCCCTGTACCAAAACCAAAAGCCTTCATGACCGTGTTCATGATAAGCCCCTGCATGATGATCTTCATCATCGTGTTCAAGATGGTATTGGCGACAGAGACATACATGTCCCGCATCCGTTCCGCAAAGGACTCGTTCTTCGTCAGCATGTTATCAAACGTACCTTCGATAGTGTCTGTAATCGAACTCCAGCCGCTGGCCATGGCGGAGCCGATATCCTGCGTATACTCTTTCATGCTCTGACCAAGCTTCACGAGGCCGCCGCCCCAGTCGGTCTTTGCTTCCAGGTCCCGCAGTTCTTTGATGTTGCTGGCCAGTTCCTGTTCTAGTTTAATGCGCTGTTCGTTTGTGAGCTTTGCTTCCTGGAGCTGTTTCTGCTGATACTCGACAAAGCTTTCAAGCTCTGCCTGCTGATACTTATTGATGTTGACCGTATATTCACCCTGCAAGTACTCAAGGTCCTTGTAGTGGTTCAACCGTTCATCATGTTCTGTCTTCATCAAGTCGCGTAAGCTGGACAGCTCTTCAAGTTTTGCTTTCTGCATCATGACCGACGTATACTGGCTGGCCAGCGACCGGGACCCGGTCTGCTTATAGATGTCTGTTTCCTTATCGGACAGCTCATCATAGCTCTTCAAGTACTTCCGCTTAATCGCCCAGGCGCGGTCGTCGCCGTCATCTGCAATCCCAGTTTCATCGGCAGTGATACCCATTTCCCACTGAATTTTCGCGTAGCGGTCCGCTTCATCCTTACGGATTTTCGCGATTTTCAGCATCTGGTATTCGCTGAGCTTCTTGTAAGCATCCGGCAAAAACGGTGACTTATAAATCGTACTGCCGACCGAAGCGGTCGAGGTTGGCGCGAGATTTGTGCCGTCGCCGCCGATAGAATCGTAAATCGCGCGTACGCCGGCAACGTATTCATCCGTACCTTCACCATAATGCTTAACCGCTTCCCAGATATCACCGTTGTTTTCACGGAGCTTGCCCATGAACATATCAATAGCGGCAATCGTGTTCTGCCGAACGCTGCTTGCGTAGTCATCCGGAATTGCGTGCCGCTCTCCATCTTCACCAAGATAATCCTGGCCCGGAAGAATCTGGAAAGGACCTGCGGCGCCGGACGACGGATTATAGTTATTCGAGCCGATGGTAGCAACATTATGCTGATTGCCGGACTCATACGTGCCAAGAGCCAAAAGAAGTTTAAGGTACGGGAAATTCATTTCCTGCGCAACTTCTTCAATCGTCTGGATGACATCTGTTTGCGGGATGACGACCGAATCCTGCGTAATATTCGGCTGTACCGGGGCGGCCGGCTGCGCGGTTTGCTGAGGTGCAAAACCGCCGGGAATCGCATCCCCGTGGTCGCTGAAATGGACGTTATAAGAACCGTAATATTCACCGTTTGGGCCGTACTGCGTTTCATATTCGTCGAGCGGTACTAAGCCGATTTGGCGGCCATAATCTTCAAGCTGATGACGCAAGTCGGGATTATTTTCGAGGTTAGCATCAGACAAGTCGAACGCCTGTCCGCTGTCATGCCAGGAATTACCGTTGCCGTACCGGTGCATACTGGTAACCGTCGGCTGTTCGCCGGTCAATTCATAGTACTTTTCAGAAAGCAGATGAAGCTTTTGCGCCGTAAGCGTCGTAATCGCATCATCACCGGAGAGAAGCTGTTCTTTCCAGTTCTTATCGATGCTGAAGGTACCGTCCGTCGTCGTAGCGGCGCCAGCTTTCGGTGTAAAGGTTTTCAGCGTAACAATAGACGACGCAAGTTCTTTATTCGTCTGCTGGATTTCGCGGTGCAGCTTTTCAAATTCGACTTCTGCCTGGGTGCCCGTCATTTCGAGCATCTTTTCATTCAGATTCGAGATGATGTTTTCGACGCGCTCGTTGGCCTGAGCGATTTTCCGGGAGTTTTCCTGGATTATCTGTGCGTATTCTTTGTTGGCGTTCGCCTGGTCACGTGCGGCCTGAGCGGCTTCACGTTGAGCCTTTGCTGCATCCTGCGTTGCTTTTGTAGCTTCACTTGCTACTGAACCGCCCCCGCCGCCACCGGCAGCGCCTTCACCGCCGCCTGCATACTTCCCAGTGACACCGGCGAAAAGATCAGGCCGCTTTTTCTGGAGGTCCGCCATAATCTGCTGCTGTTTTTCCATGTCAGCGGCCATCTTGGCTTCTTCTTCATCCCGCTGCTGCTGTTCGAGCTCCTTCTGGTGCTCTTCATTCATCTTCCGGACTTCTTCGACGTCGTTCGGGTCTTCTTCGCCCCAGTCGGCGCCAACACCCGTCCAGTCCATGACCGTCGGAGCGCCGGAGTCGCGGCGTGTGATTTTGCCGTTACGGTCGACGACCCAGGTGGCACCTTTATACCAATAGCTATGATTTTCTTCCCAATCTCGTTCAGCGCTGGCATATTCGTACAACTTATAAAGGGCCATCCCGATAGCGGCCGCAACACCAAGCCAGCCGCCAACAAGGCCCCAGGCAAGACTGGTCAGGTTCTTAATTGCAGACCCTGCGACAGCGCCCATGCGGACGACTTTTTCACCACTGGCCGCAGCGGCGACACCGGTTGCCGCCGTAGCGACGTTGGTTTCTACCGTGCGGGCCTTCAGCGCCGTCTGTGCTTCACTGGCCATAGCCGCGCCTTCGACGCCCTGGGTGCCGGCAGTAAGACTTGTTTCGCCTTGGAGCTCGTTTGCAAGCGTAGTCGATACAATTTGTTCGGCAAGGTCCGCTTCCCCTGCGCGTACAAGGTCGATAGCGGCGTTTGCCCTGGCCGCCATGATTTCGGCCGCAGATCCCTGACCTTCGAGAGCTGTTGTCGTTTCAAGGATTTGCGTGGCAAGGTCCATTTCGCCGGCCTGCATCGCGGCCAGGGCGCCTTCAAACGACGTCCGGGCAATTGTCATTGCAGAAGCGCGTTCGGCTTCCAGTGCGATGTTCTGACGAATCTGATTTCCGAGGGTTGCCTCAAGTTCCACCTGGCGGGCAATTGCTGCCGTTTCCGCGTTGTTCGACACACCCGCCGAAACGCTGGCCAAAGCTGACATGCTGCTCTGCGCTTTCGAGAGAGCCGCTCTGCGCTGCGCCGCTGTCTGTGCTTCGATGGCTTCGTTTTCCGCAACAATCTGCGTCCTGGCCGCTTCTGCTGCTCTACCGAGGGCCGTCTGTGCCGTAGCCGCGCCGGTAATCGCATTTCGAAAATCCGTCACATAAAAGCTAAGCTTGCGGCCAACCCAGAGCGCCAGGAGCGTTTCCGTAAGTGCAGCCGTATGTTGAGCCGCAACTTCTATAAGGGAGACAGCCGCAGACAGCGCCGGTGAAAGGATAGTCGAGAGGTCACGGCCGACTTCGACGATGCCGCTGCCGAAGTGTTCCACGACAATCGAGGCATTCTGAAGCGCTTCGATGGCGTCACCATTAATGCCGACGACTTCCCCTTTGCCGACGTCGACTCGGACAAGCTTATCGGCAATCGTGCTGAGTTCCTGCGTAGCGCTTTCAAGCGCCGGTGTCAGCGCGGTGCCCGTGATGCGGGAAATCGCTTCTTTAAAGTGATTCCAGCGGCCTTCAAGGGTGTCGAGGTAATGGCCGTTCGCTTCAATTTCGCCGCGAAGACGTTCATTCAGAAAATTAAAAAGCCCGTCAGCAGAAGACTTTACCTGATTAATGTCTTCACTGGTAAGACCTAACTGTTGGCCGAGAATAGTACGTTCAACGTTCTTGCCGTTGATGACGTCACGGATATCGCGGGAAAGGTTGTCACCGCTAATGCCCATAGCTTTACCGGCTGTCGTCAAGGCGCCGGCCAGCTTCAACGTCTGTTCGATAGTCATGTTGGCGTTTAACGCCGACGGGAGCATCGCACGGAAAACCTCACTGATTTCCTTCGTGCTGGCACCCGTGACGAGGGCCTGGTCCGACAGTTCCTGCATGAGGGCCTTAGACATCGTCAGCGCCTGATTCCATTCAATGTTTTTCCCGTTAATCTGAGCCATGGACATCAGGGTACCCGACATACTGATGGCCCCGGTCTGCATCGTCGTGTAAAACTCGACAGCCGAGCCAACAGCGGAGTGCATCGCATCTGCGATACCATTAATGCCGGCAATGGCCGACGCATACGCGGCGGTATTTCGGATAACACTTTGCATCGACAACATGCTATTGCCGAACGCTTCTACCTGTTTCCGGGTTGTTTCCGCTTCACGGGCGACATTTTGAAACGCGGTCGTAGCGTCGTCTTTCCCTACAATTCTGATTTGTACATCAGTGTTCGCCATTTCTCATCATCTCCCTCATGCGGTTTAACTCAAAGCGTTCCAGCTTCTGGATCTTCGCAAAATCCCCAGGCGACGGGTCGATATCAAGCATATCCGCCGCTACTTTCACTGCACTGTAATCAAGGCCCATCGGCATCGGTACACTACTGCCCATGCCGCCTACGCTGCCATAGCGCCACTGTGTGTAGACATGAGCCCATAACGTATAAGCGACGACGTTGAGAGGCGACAGCTCGGGCATCCGATAGTCACACGACTCGCAGTCGTCGTCTTTCTTCAGGTCTTTGCACGTCTGGCAGTACTCAGCTTTATTGACTGCCCAGTCCCAGACGTCAATCAGTTTTTTTCGCTGAATTCATCCGAATACGTTGCGTTGTAAACCGCTTCCCCGAAGAAAAAGCAGATGTTATTCGGAAGTTCATCGAAGTCAAAGTCCGGATACACGTTATCGAGGATCCAGTCATAGCATTTTTCCTGCATTCCGATAGCGGTTTCCTTCGTCTGAAAGACCGTTTTCAAATAGTTCAATTTCTGTTTATCCAATTCCCGGCGCTGTTTTCGCGTCAGGCAGCGGATTTCCGGAAGCTTGCCTTCTTTGACCATCTTCATGATGTCCGCTACGATGCGGTCATGACGGGCCTGCGCTTCCTTCTGAATTTCTTCTTTGGTCATTACTTTCTTATCTGCCATCTACATCCGTCTCCTTAATACGTGGCCACATCGTTGATGAGTGTAACCGTGATGATGCTGTTGCCTTTATCGTCAGCGTAATAGCCGCGATAGTTGAGCGACTGCGTAATCCCTTTCGGGCCGCTGATGCTCGGCGTAGCGCGTTCAAGAATGACTTCCGGAATCGTAAAAGTCAGACTGAAATCATCACGAGTAAAAGCAAGTTCCAGGGACGTTTCTGTGCTGGCCATGGCTTTTTTCAGCTGAGCGTCGTCTTCAAAAAGCGTTTCAATGCTCCCTGTGATTTCGCACTGACCCTCATTAATGGATGGGCGAATGCTGGAGCCGTTGAGGCAATACGTATCGCCATCCAAGTTGTTGTTGATATCCAACTGCATTTTACGGCAGGTGGCCAACGCTGTACCGCCTTCTTTAACGGAGGCGTTGACATTATTGAAGCGCGTCAGGTTCAGCGTTGTCGGAGCAGATGCGGCCGTTTTCGTAGCTTCCACTTCGTTGCTGGCCATTGTGTCGACCGTATAGGTGGTTTCATTGTTGCCGACCTGGGCTGTCAGAGAGAATTTGTTGAATTTCGTACCAACATATTGGAAGAAAAGGCCGATATCCGGAAAGCCTTTTTCGACGGTAAGCGACGGAATTTCGTCACCGACTTTAAAAACGTGCTGGTAGGTACCTTCTTTCGTACCTGCCGTTGTTGTCGGAGCGCCGAAAAGGCCTTTTAAAACGTTGCCGACATTGCGGACATCGAGCGGCAGTTCCAGCTGACCGGATGCGTCCATTTCACCGATGCCGGGTTCCGTCATATCGCGACGGCCGGTAATGGTGTTCGTAGTGATGAGGTTCTGTTTGCCAGTCAGTGCGTTTTTATTAATCGGCTGACGGTACCAGGTACCCGTGGACGGCATCGTACCATACGTTGTTTCAAAGATGAGGTTCGTTACGGACTTCATCCCTTTAGCCTGTTTTGCCATGTTGTAACCTCCTAATAAGTTAACGTTTCACCCATCGAGGGTGTAATTTCAGTGATACAAACCATCGTCCCCATAAACTGTGGATAGGTGGCGGACGGAGTAACGTCGTAATCGACGCGTGAAATCGGCCAATCGCGTCCGGCCGCAAACGTCTGCAAGGTTTCATAGATGAGCTGGCCAAGTTCATCGCACTCAACTGCGCCGGTCAGCTTGATTTCCTTGGCCTCCGGATAGTACGCGTTCTGCACGACTTTGCCGTCGACTGTGAGGTTGTTATTCTTCACAACCCAGCCAACACCAACCGTATATGACAGTGTACTTTGGTCCGCCCCTTCGATTTTTGAGCCGTTCATGACGACGATGTACGGGCAATAATCGCCGTCCGGCGCTTCCCGAGGATTGCCGCCGTTAATGAGGACCGGCGCTTTACCGTAATGATCCTTGCAGTACTGCTGGATGCTGTCACTTTCTTTCAGGGCTTCCATCCAAGCGTCGGTTATCGTCTGCAAGGGCAAAGTGTATTCCATGACAGCCCCCTATTTAAAGACACGATAAACACGGCCGGAAGATGCAGCCGACCGGGCGCCGTTACCGTTAAGGTACGACAGGATTTTCTGCTGCATCGTTGCCGACGCGATTTCCTGGACACGCGGCACCATAGGCGCCATGGTTTGACGGGACCTTGTGTCCAGCATCAGCTTATTCTTCGACGGATGCATCCCGGCCGCGAAAAACGCTTTTCGCATCCGTTCCGTCATAGGTGTTTCATAGCCTTCCTGCTGTTTTCCGCCTAAGCGGGCGGCAGACTGGCTGAGCCAACCAACGGTAACAACACCAGCATCGGCCTGGCTCTTATCGTAGCCGACCGCCTGCCGCAGTTTCCCCATAATAGGATAACTGCTCTTATTAGAGCCGTTTAACGCTCGCTCCAGCTTGGCGTAATGCCAATCATCAAGAACGTGTTTAGCGTAGGCCTGTCCACCCGGAGCCTGAGACCGGATACCCTCTTTAATAGCTTTCTGGGACTGATACGCCGCTGATTTCAGCGCTGACGATACCCACTTCGGATGATTCTCAGCAACGTATTTCAAAAACGGCGTTGCCATATCGTCATATTCAATCCGGATATCCAAGGCCATCACCCCCACATATTGCCGTAGTCAATTGCCGATTCATGCATCAGGAACCGCAGGCGCCAGACAGCGCCAGGATTATGCTGTTCAATGCTCATAAACGTATACGTTGTTCCGTGATATACGATTTCATCGCCAGCGTGCGGATCCGTGACGCCTTTTTCGGCATCGTCGAGGACCGTAAAGGACGCGTCGCCATAACTTCGGCTTTTGTCATGTGCGTTACGGGATGTATCGTTCGTACCGATTTCAGCGATGACCTGTATGTTCAGCTGCCTGCCTTGTGTCTTATACACGGCCGCTTCGCTGACGTCATCGAACAAATCACCGATATCGTCCTTCATCCATGCTTCAAGGCTCATTACTTACGACGGCCGACTGTTGCTTTCGGGTCGACCGGAGGCAGGCCTTTTTTCGTAGCGGTCGTGTGTTTTGCGCCGCTTGCTTCTACTTCCGTTTCAAGACGGACGACATCGCCGTCTGCTACGCGAAGAATTTCTTCGCCTTCGGCAGCCGATACACCTTTTACAAGCGTACCAGGACCGTAATCCGTACCGTTGTGACGAAGTGTAAATTTCTTAACGAGTAAATCCATGATGACCTCCTAAAAAGGAAAGGGCGTCGCAATTCACGACACCCTTTTCAGCGCATTTCTTAGTACGCTTTCAACGTATACCAATCGTCAACGCAGTCCGGTTTTACGACGCAGCGGGTAGCGAGACGGATTTTCTTCGTATCGCTGTTGACGTCGTCCCAAACCTTCGGTACATACGCGCCTTCATAGGTATGGTAAGCACCGTCAGATTCGAGCTGTGTAACAGCACCAAAGAGCTGAGCACCGATGTTCTTACGAGACATGATAACATAGCCGTCCGGGATGTACTTCTGGAGCTTACCGGATTCGTCTTCATACACGCCGTCATATGCGTATACCTGGAGGCCATTCATATCGAGAAAAGCGCCGACGTTCGTGACCGCTTCGCTTTCGATGCGCGGTGCAAACGTTGCGACTTTCAGCTGATCAGACGGACGGAGCAGATATTTCAAGAGATCTTCGTTCTTCAGCATGTAACTGATAGTCTTCGAAGTCGTGATGAGGACCGACGGTGCATAGCCGCTGTCGGTGGCTACTGTTTCGTACATGTCTTTCAGGCAGCCGTAGATATCGGCAGCCGTGTTGCTCCACATATCGTTACCGGACAGCGTCTTCTTGTGCGTGAATTCGCCAAAGGAGACATTGTCGATGATGCTGGTAGCGCCGTCGGCCGTCGTGCCGGAAACAGTGAAGCCTGCGTTCAGCATAGTCTGAACGGCCATCCATTCAATACGACGAACATTCATGTCCATCAATTCGGAGATGTCGCGCGCAGCCAGTTCTTGTTCACGGTCTGCCGGAGTACGGGGCGAGATGACGGATTCGCCAAAACCGCGTTTTTCGATATCACCGATTGTGGTGACACGAGCCGGGGCCATCATCGGCGGAGTATACTGCTTCGTGATGAAGCCATCACGAGCGACATTAGCGGCGCCGCCGTTACGAGAAACGAACGGGGCCATTTTACGGGAACCTTTACGGTAATCCATCAAGACAGATTCGCTGGCAAAGGTCTGTTCACGTCCAAAGAACGTATCGCGAAAAAGTGTAGTCGGGCGATACATACGGTCAATAGCCTGGAGAAGCTCAAAGGTATTGGTGTAGTCGAGTGCCACTGTCTATAACCTCCTAGTGATTTGCAGTAAGGTAAATGTTGTGAAGAACAAGGTTTTCTTCCTGTTTTGCGCGAGTATCGGAGCCACCGAAAATAAGTTTGTCGGCGTTAAACATACCCGCGACATAAGCTTCGGTAACGACATCATCTTTACCGGAAGCATCGACGTCATTAATCAAAACAGCGCATCCGGTCTGCGAGCCGTCTGCCTTAGAGCTATCTGCCGTAGTGTATTTACCGCTGGCCGACACTTTGCCGAGGACTGTGCCGCGCTTCAAAGCGCCTGCACCGGCAACGATAGTTACACCGGCCGTCAGAAGATGCGGATAGGTGCCGCCGATAAGGCCGTCAAAATTCTGCGAGCTTACGTTCTGTACCAATTCAGCCATTATTTTCTACCTCCTACCTGAGCATTAAGCTTATCAATGAACGCTTTGCGTTCTGCTTCGTCCTGGGCGCCGTTATCGGTGACAACGCCGCCTTTTACATCGTTGACGCCGCTGTTGACGTTATCATTGATAAGGTCGTCCATGAACTGCTGACCTGCGTTGACCGGTTCCTTAGCAGGAGCCGCTTCCTTCGCTGTATCAACGAAGAACTGGATATCTTCCGCTGTCTGACCAACTTCTTTAGCGTGCATTACAATTTTATGCACCTGTTCAGAGCCGTCGTCCAGGGCGTCAAGGGCGCTCATACGAGCTCGTTCGCCAGCGATGGCTGCGTTACGGATTTCTGCTACCTGATCGCCGTACTTCGCTTCCAAATCGGCGACTGTTACTTTCTTATCGTCCATTTTCGTATCTCCTTTGTTGGATTTTACTAAAATACGTTTCATTTCACTTACGTCCTTCGCCGCGAAATTCACAAAACGCTGATGGTTAAACTCGACGCTATGCGGCACGCTATTCTGCACATCGGTATAGAGCATTGCTGTCGCAAAGCCTTTATCGATAGCCGTCTGCGCGCTCATATACGTTTCCGCGTCCATGAGGTCTGACAATTCCTTACGGTCTTTACCGGTACCGAGCTCATAAGCGTTCAAAATCGCGTTTTTGATTTCGTCCAGGACATCTGCGGTGTGCCGCAGGTCCGAGGCGTAGCCGCTGACGCCGGTAAGCGGATTATGGACCATAAAGACACATCCGGGAGCCAGCTTACGTTCCTCACCAGCCATGAAAATGACGGTTGCAGCGCTCATGACTTTCGTATCACCGACAGTTGTGACGTGGCCACCGTTCGCGCGATGCTCCATAAGTGCGTTATAGATACCGGTGCCGGCGTAAACGCTGCCGCCGTAGCTGTCGATGGTGACCGTCAGATTCTTGCCCGCATAGTCTGCCAGCTCCTGACGAAACGCATTCGGCGACGCACACGGCAGGTCGAGCCACTCATACAGCCAAGCCTGTTCATCGTCGACGATATCACCGTCGATGCGGAGCGCTACGTTATCCGGCTCGGTTTCACTTGGTGCAAAATTCCAGAATTTCACTGTTCATTTCCTCCTTCTGCCGGATTCGCCGGCCCTGTATTCGGTGCGGCAGGACTTGTATCCGCATCCGTCTGACCGTTGCCATTAATCGACGGATACGTCGGCAGCTTATGCACCGATAAGCGACTATTTTCAATCGCCAGGCGCTCAATGTTTTCATCCCAGCTTGTCCCTGTCATTTCTGCCGCTTCTTTTTCACGGGTACTGAGTCCAAAGAGGATGCGGAGCTGTGCGCTCTGCGCTTCTTTGACTGGGTCCAAAACGCCCATGACCGGGCCGAACCATTCCGAATTACACCAGGCGGCACGCTTAACGGGATCGCTGAAAAATCCCGGCGCCTGAACGCGGCCGCGGACAATCGCTTCCGTCAGCCAGGCTTCATAGACAGGTTGGCAAAAGTCGCGAGAGAACCAAGTCCGCCGCATCTTGAACTCGCTCCAAGCCTGGAGTAGTGCGGCGCGACTTGCTGTGTAGCTGGAGTTGAAGCTCTTCATCAAGACTTCATACGGGATGCCCAGGGATGCGCCGATTTGCTTCGTCAGCTCTTTCACGAAGGGCTCGAAGGTCGACAGCGACCGCTGTGGATCCACGGCGGCGACGTCATAGCCCTGCGGCAGCATATTGACCGTCCCAGGGCCGATGGCAATGCTGTTCGGGTCCAGCGCCGGCAGGTGCTTGTTCGTACCATTCATCAAATCCGAAATCGGAACGTCACTCGATTCGTGGTCCGCTGTTTCCTTGATGAACATCGTGAAATAGGCTTTGATGATGGCTGCCGTCAGTTCGGCGTTCGTATAGCGCCCGGTCTGCTTAATCGTTTCGATAACCGGCGCCAATTTCGGCACCCCGCGATACTGTTCAGCGCGTTCATCATGACTGATCTGGAGGATGTTCGGCATCCCCGACAGCTTGCCTCGCGCTTCGACACGCGCCCAGGTCTGCAACTTATACATGTTGGCCGGGTCGTAATTGTAACGGTTCGACACGTAGTAGGCAACGACCTTGCCGTCATCATCGATTTCGACACCGTTGATGATGCGGTTCCCGTTATCATTGTTATGCATCACGATAGAGCCGGGAAGCGTAATACCGTCGGTACTAATTGCCCACGGGTTGCTCACCCTGGCTGCTTCTACCAGCTGGATGCGAAGGGAATATGGCATCAGCGGCCCAGAGGGCCGATACTTGAACAGTGCGAAGGCATCGCCATCTATGGCATAATCCATATAGGCGATATCCTGCATGTCGTAAAAATTATTACGGCCGAAGATATCACACTCTGTACTGGAGGCCCACAGGTCAAACTCGGCTTTTACGTTACGGCTCCATTCTTCCGCCTGCTCGGCGCTGAGGCCGAGAAGTCGATAGTTTGGCCTGGGTGCCACCTTAAGGCCGGCACCGACGATGTTGGTGCGGGAGGTGTTAATGGCCGCCGACGCAACCGGAGTGCCGAGAGCTAGGTCCGACGAGCGGCCCCGTAGAACGCCAAGATTTGCGTCGATATCGCTCTGCGGCGATGATTTACGAGGACTCCAGGCGGCGAGGCTGCCTTTGCGGAAAGAGGCACCGGCTTCCGAGTATCCGGAATTGCGTACGGCCTGCCGCGTGATATTCAGTTTCTTTTCCGTCGGCATCCGCGCCATTTTGCTGTGCTTACGTTTCTTCTTTCCCATTTCACACCTCTCAATCTAGTAGGACGAACCGTTTCGTTCGGGAGCCGGCCACGTTACCTGCGGTTCCCGCAGCCGTTTCTTCCGGGAGCGTCACACCGGATGCCCTCAGCTCGTCAATCGACTTGCGGATCTGCTGATAGTCAGCCCGACGGTTCTTAATCGTCCCGTTCTGCCACTCCTGGGCGGTGAGTACTTTCTTTTCCGCTTCCAGGAGCGACCGCAGGCGGGCCTGCTGTACCGTGTCGCTCATACGACCACTCCTTTCCGAATACAGCCATACTGTTTTCGTGTTACTTTATGGGGCGCCGCAACGGGTACCCCGTTAATTGCTTCTTCATAGGCATTCCAATCGGGCCGAATCGAGCGCATACAAGCCAGGTTGTAGACCTGAAGGTCAATCGGTTCATTACGGCCGTCCGGCGCGACGTTCTTCCACTTTTTGACGACGCGGCCGCGACTCTTTTCTAGGACTAGCTTTTCAGCTAAAAGACCACGGAAATAGCGCCTGTCATAGCCTCGTTCGTCGTCATCCGGAAAATGCATGTACTGCGGTCCCGCAGCGGTGACGTTTTTCAGCCGTTGGAGGATATACTCCTTGCCATCGTTGACGCCGAGGAGCGTCAGCAGGAGGCCTGGGAAGTTCGTCGCCTTCGCGGGCTTATAAAGAAGCGGTACACCGAATTCGTGAGCGCCTCGAATGGCGAAACGCTGTAGATATTGACGGTCCTGACAATACCGATAGACTTCTTCGGTGTAGTGACCGCCACTATCGATGAAGGTTCTGGCCACTTTAAGCGTTCTGCCGTCGGCGAACGTCCATTCTCTTGCGAGAAGCCGGTCCAAATCGGCCCAAACGTTCGAATTGGCGTCCGGGACACCGAGTAAAATGCCTTTTTCAATGCCCCAGCGCTCTTCGCCGCGCCCCCAGCCTGCGATTTCATATTCCAGGCGGTCGTCCTGCGTATCGACGGCAGCCGTAAGGAGCAAAACACCGTCCGGGAGCTCGGCTTTATAGGTTTCACGCCGTGCCAGGAGCGGTTCCATGTCTTTGATGCTGCTGTCGGGATTGTAGATTTCCGCCAAACGCGTGTTCACGAAGGTTTTCATCGACTCTTCGTCGTCTTTAGCTTCGAGATACTCGCGGACGATGTCGTTCCAATGCACCCAAGGCGACGTAAAGGCGTTCACATGGAAGGATCGAACCGTTTTAACGCCTGGATTTAAACAAATGTACCCTTGCTTGAACGATTTGACCTGCGCTTCGTTGTATTTGAAGCCGCAGTCAGGGCAAATCCACCACACATCGTGGACTTCGTAACTCTTCTGACCGTCTTTTTCGTACTCATCGTACTCAAATTTCATGTCAGAGATAGTTACCCAGTGCCACTCACCGCAGTTTGGACACTGATAGCGCCATTCTTCCTGACTTCCCAGCATATACTCGCGCATGATGCGGCTGGTGACGTCGGTTGGCGTCGAAAACAGGCCGATAATGCGGTTCCAGAAGTTTGACGTACGCTTTTCAGCCAGGTTGACTGGGTCGCCCTCTGTGCCAGCTGACGGTGCAAAACGGTCCACTTCATCGCAAACTAGGACACGAATCGAGCGCTTCGCAAGGCCTGATGGGGCGTTAGAGCCGACAAGTGACAAATAACCGCCTGGAAAGAGCTTTTTCAGGATGGTATTGTCGCCATTCCGAGACTTTTGTTCGTGGATGCGGTCGGCCAGGACCGGCGTCATCGCGACCGTCGGTGTAAGACGTTCCTTCGAGAAGTCCTTCGAGTCTTCGACGGTCGGCTGCACCATCAGCATCGGACACGGGTCCAGGTGAATGAAGCGGCCGAGGAGATTGAAAAGGATTTCGGACTTCCCGAGCTGGGCGCCCAGCATCGCCACGACTTTCGTGACGCCTTTCGCCGTGAAGGCGTCCATAATAGGTACCTGATAGTTCTTTGACACCCACTTACCGGGATCTGCGCCGTATTCTGCCGGAATCTGACGGAATTCGTCAGCCCACTGGGATACTGTCATCAGCGGCGGCGGGGCGACCTCGGCGAGAATATTCTGCATGAGATGTATCGTCTTAGGAGGGATGACCGGTTTAACCATCGTCGTCATCCCCGCCGTCGATATTCTCAAGCTTAGCCGCGTCGAATTCAGAGAGATCCTTCAGGGCCCGGTTAATTTCCTTCGTCAGCATTTCGTTAATGTCTTCCGGCGGTTTGCCGGCAAGGGAGGTTGCCATCTTGGAAGGCAGTGCCAAAAGCGTGCGGCGGAACACGACGACCATGTTGCCGACCAAATACGTGATATCTGACGTTTTGTGTAGTTCATTTTTGAGCTCCCCTAACTTCAATTCAGCAATCTCACGTTTCGCTTTTTCATGGAGGGCTTTTTCGTCGTCATACGAGACGCCTTTACCGCCGTCCGTGTTCCCAGCAGATTGACGGTGCCAGAACATCAGGCTCTGCACGAGCATGATCTTACCTTCGTCGTTGCAGACCAGCTCCTGATCACGGACCAGCTGGGAGACGCGCTGCGGCGTCAGCCCCAGGATTTTCGCGAATTCCCGCTGCGAGATAATCAAATCCCGCCAGCACTTCGTCACGTTCACCCTCCATCACCTCCTAATCATGCGTTTTTGTAACAAATGTCCACTCTGATATAGCAAACGTTCAAAAAAGTTTTTAACTAAAAAACCATCGGGGTGGCGCCGACCCCTGCGGCTCTCTTGTTTTATGGAAGAACCTAAAATTATAATTTTAAAATCACTTTATCTTTAAATCTTTTAATACTTATATTATTGTATTATGCTCTTAACTCATACATGAGGACTTTAAATTCTTCGATGTTCTTTTGGTCCTTTCATCAGTTGAGCTTCGTCATGATTTTCACATAAAAAAGAGACAGCCGCTGTTGACTGTCTCTTTATCTGATTCTCACGCTACCATTATACGCATTATGTTAGTGTACTTCAATGTACTCTTTCATTGTGTGCGTGGCATCATGACAGCTTATCACCGTGCATCTGGTCGAATACCCGCAGGGCCTGGCCGTGGAGTTTAAAGATACCCTTCCAGCTGTAGTGCATGTCCATTGCGATGTCTTCCCAGCGCTGACCGTTGATATATCTTGCATAGAGTACGGCGCGATGCATCGGGTCAGGCATGGCCCCGATGAGGTCCTTGGCTGCATTCCTCATATCAATCAGCTTATCCCATTCAGCGTTCACCTTCTCCATATACGATTCAAGCCGAATATATTTATCAGCCGTGTCAGAATTTTTGGAGCCGCTGACATGCTCGGACAAACTGCTGGCCCGGAGTGTCAGGATATCCGCCCGGATTTCATTCAGCTCTTTTTCGGTCTGCTTCAAAATATAATTCTGCCGCCGTACGCGGTTCAAATATTCCTTTGCTGTCATGTCTACCTCCTGATTACCAATTCAATGATACGCAAGCTCCTCTGCGTGCACACGGCCTGATAGCCTGCCTGTGCACATACCAGCTTGATGATCTTGATGACTAAGTCCGCTTTACGGTCATCGGCTTTGATGTTGTCGATGGCCTGCCCTGCTGTCGGGTCCTTGTACCCTTCTTTATTCCTCATACGCTCCCTCCTCGTACAGCATTGATCCTTGCCTTGAGACTGTTCAATACAAAAGCCTGGGCCGCGTCCTTTTTGGTCAGGGCATCGGCTAAGTCCTCATCCCGCGTGCCCTCGCAGATGAGATGATGCACGATTACTGGGTATTCCTGCCCCTGCCGGTGCAGGCGCTTGTTTGCCTGCTGATACAGCTCTAAGGACCAATTCAGGCCAAACCAGATGATATGATGGCCGCCGGCTTGCAGGTTCAGTCCGTAGCCCGTCGACGCGGGATGAGCTAAGAGCAGATCCACATCGCCATTGTTCCAGGCCAGCTCATCGTCGGCGTTTTTGTACACGCGGTATCGCAGTTTCGTTTTCGCCAGGGCCCCCATCAGGCGCTCCCGGTCGTGCTGGAAATTGTAGAATACCAAGGCATGCTGCCCGTTCAGCTTTTCAACCAACTCCATAAAGGCCTCCAGCTTGCAGTCATGGACTACATGCACCTCGTGCTCATCGTCGTAGATAGCGCCGTTGGCCAGCTGTTGGAGCTTGTTCGACAGCGCCGCCGCCGATGTCACGTCGATATCGCCATCCGGCAAAGCAAGGATCATCGTTTTTTCCAGCTCCCGATAGGCCTTTTTCGCTTTCGGCGTCAGCACTACCGGCACATCGTCATAGATGCACGCCGGCAGTTGCAGATAGTCCGACGCTTTCATGCTGATACAGATGTCGGCTATTTTCTTCATGACGGCATCCTGAGCCCCGTCTTTCAGGTCATACTCGTAAATCACATCACGGCTGCGGCGCCCCGGCTCAAAGTAGCGCTCCCGAAAGTGGGTATAATAGCGGCCCAGCCGTTCGCCCCGGTCCAGCAGATACACCTGACTCCACAAGTCCATCAAGCCGTTCGGCGACGGTGTCCCCGTCAGCCCGACGATGCGCCGGATGTGAGGACGAATGGCAGCCAGGGCCTTGAACCGTTTCGCGCTGTGACTCTTGAAAGATGAAAATTCATCGCATACCACCATATCAAATGGCCAGTCGTTCTGGTAGTAGGTGACTAGCCATACGACGTTCTCGCGGTTGATGACATAGACGTCGGCCGGCGTATTCAGCGCCCGGATCCGTTTCGTTTCGCCGCCCAGGACCGTGGAAAAGCGCAAGTGCTTCAAGTTATCCCACTTCTGCGCTTCCCGCTGCCACGTCGCCTCGGCTACTTTCTTAGGCGCGATGACGAGTACGCGGCGGACCAAAAAGCGGCCGTATTTCAGCTCATTGACCGCTGTCAGTGTGATAGCTGTCTTACCAAGGCCCATATCGAGAAAAAGGCCGATAGCCGGTTTCTGCAAAATCTGCCGGATACAATACTGCTGGTATGGATGCGGCTTGAATATCATGTTGCATCCCTCCTAATCGTTACGGTTTCCATTCTGCGCCCAGGCGGATGGAGTGGACGTCTAAATACTCATTGACGGCCGCTTCGCCCCGCAGGACGTAAACCACGCAATTCATGTGTTGCAAACGTTTCATCTGTGCCGTCTGTAGCGGCGTCGGTTTATTCGTCTCCGTTTTCAGTTCGACGAATTCGATTTTGCCGTCCGGAAAAATAACGATCCGGTCCGGCACACCGGTATTTCCAGGTGATACCCATTTATAGGCGATACCGCCCATGGCTTTGACGCCGCGGACCAGTTTTCTTTCGATGTTTCTTTCCAGTGCCATTGTCAGGCCTCCCTTGTATAAAACTACATCCTGCGTTTTTCTTGCTTTTTCAAGTGTGAACATTTCTACGTAAAAGTATTTTTTTTTAGAGGATTAGGCAACGTATATACGCGTAGTGCATACGCCCATTTTCTCTATATTCTCTAATACCCCTCTAATTCTTACTTTTAACTATTTATATATATATAATGTTCACATAGGGTATTTTTAGTAAATAATGTGATAGTAATGCGGCTTTAAGCGTGAACATTTGCTGTGAACATTCGCCTGGAATGTTCACGCTTGCGGCGCTTAATGAATTACTTTTAGTTCTTAAAACTTTATCAAGCCTGCTTTACGCTTTTTAAGTCCGGCTAGAATTGCCATAGAATGTTCACGCCTTACACCTGCATTTAAATACATGATTTTAAATACTTATGACTTCAAATCCCCGCTGCACACCACAGTACCCATACCGTCGTCGGCTCTTGTTGCGTTTCCATCCGGGGAGCCCAGATAAAACGTAGTTGATGTCCCTGGCGTCGGCCCGCTTCATGTTCCGGGGATCCCCGCCAAAGCACTCACACCAGATTTCTAATGCGCACACTTTCGTCCGTCGTGTCGTCGTGTCGCATTGGGCCGTACCCGCCCAGTACATCCGCCGGGCCGCCAGGCTCAGGCTGTCATAATTGTCCGGTATCGGCTTTTCTAAAAAGTCGCGGATCATGCCTTCTTTGACGTTGTCCTCGCGGTGCTGTTCCTGTTCGGCCTTGGCCGCGGCGTCGAGTTCCGGTGTATCCATGTACAGCGGCTCGCCCTGTTTCCAGTAATAGACGGCTTCCGCCCATAGTTGGTCGACTTCCCCGGGCAGTTCGCTCCAGATGTTTTTCGTTGGCGTGCAGATACCGACATCGACGGGCCAAAAGCGGCGGCTCCCAGTCGGGTCCTTTAAAAAGTCATGGTCGTTGCAAGTGCCAAAGAAAATGCACTTGCGCGGGAAGCGGCCCGTGTGGCGGCCGTACGGCTGGCGGTATACGTCGTCGCAGCGTGACAGGAATTGCTTGATTTCGTTGTCGTCTGACTTGCTGTAGCCTGTCATTTCGCCGATTTCTACCACCCATATTCCCTGTATCATTTCCGCGGCCTCTTTGCCCCGGAACGATTGCAGGCTGTCGCTGTGCCAGTGCATGCCCATCGTCTTTAGAAACGTTGTCTTGCCGATGCCCTGCGGCCCCGTGAAGACGGGGACATAGTCATACTTGCATCCCGGCGTCATGACGCGGGCCACGCCGGCCACGAAAGACTTCCGGGCGACAGCACGGACGTATTTGCTGTCCACGGCGCCCAGATAGTCGTGCAGGACCTTTTCCAGCCGGTGTATGCCGTCCCAGCTGAGGTGCTTGAGGTAGTCTTTGACTTCGTTAAAGCGGTGCTGCTCTGACACCAGCATCAGCGCGCCGGCGATTTTGTCGCGGCCTGTGATGCCGTAGCGGTTTTCCAGGTACCACGCAAGGCCGGCGTCGTCGGTATCCTGCCACAGCCGGCGGTCGCTGATGGGATTCCATGGCAGCGCCCCCAGGACAAGGCCACGCGTCGAGAAGTCATCGATGGCGATTTTCATCCGCAGTTCCGGGTCAAAGTTGAGGATCCGGATGATATTGTCCATCGTCTTCTTAGGCCGGCCCGTGTTCTGGTCATACTCAAGATGAGCGCCGCGCATCCAGTCGACGCTGTCATTTGTCAGCGTGATTTCCGGTGTCGCGCCGTCCGCGTCGTCGGGGATCGCGGAAAAGACATCCGACGCGTGCTGCTGCGCGGATGCGTTGAGTTCCGTCATGACGTCCGCGTCCTGCATAGCCAGGTGCTTCATGGCCTGATAGCTCGGCATGCGGTTGACCGGCGTGCCGTCTTTGGCGTTGGCGTCTTCATCTCCGAATAAGTGCAAGCGGACGAGGTCAAACGCGTTGACGAGCTGCTCGCTGCATGGGTCCGTCGCGTGATGGCTGTATAAAAATTTGCCGCCGTCGTAGATGACGGCCCCGGCCATGGTCGAGCCGCCCGTGTAGGTCAGGCGGTCGTCCTTGTCCGTCGGCTCATACGCATTCGGTATAAAGTGCTCGATAGCGCTCATGATGTCGTAGGTCCTGCAAAAGGCTCCTACGACGCCGCCCTTTGTCGTCGGGTCCTGCTGTTTGGCCAGCAGCTCTTTCGGCTTGACCTCTTTGCCGGGGATCTGCGGCCATGTGCGGACGTCGCGCCAGTCGCCGTATTGGGCCAGTATCCCGTCGGCACTGACGAACGGCTTATCGCCGTACTGGAAGACGTACGGGCTATCCGAGCTGCATGACGGCCAATACATCAGCCGCGACACGTCGAACGTCGTCGGATCACACAGCTCAATCCCGATGAGGCTCGCGAGCTTACGGGCTATCGGCTCGTATTCGTCGGCGCTGACCATCTTATCGAGCGGCAGGATGACACGTAAGCGCGGCCGCCACGGCGCATGGGACCGCGTACTGTAAATGGCGTACGCGATGCCAAGGCTGTCGACGCGCCGGACCGTGTTATCTGTTTCCCCGGCGGTGATGTTGTCAAGGTCCAGCGTGATGAGGTCGCGGCCCGTAATGGCGGACGCTTTGCGCTGGCTGCCGTTAATCGTACCCCCGACAAAGCCGCCGACGTCTTTCAATTCGCCCTTCTGCCGTTTCGGCAGTTTCATGTAGTCCTCGTATGTCTCCGGCGTCCGCAGCGGGATGCGCAGGCGCTCGATGAGCTTGGACCACATTATCGCCGTCTGTATCCATTCTTTCGAGTAGCGATGGCTGCCGACACTGATGACCAGTTTTTTATCGTTCTGCAAAATAACACCTCCCCCAATCGGGGTAACTCGCATTACGCATTTCCTTTTTCCTTTTCTGCGTCCCGGACTTCCTGAGTCGTAATTAGGAAATCGAGATACTGCCGGGCTTTCATCAAATCTTTGAGCGCGGTACCTTTCTTGGGATACCTGTATAAGTATTTGATGATGTTACCCACATAGTAGGCGTCCTGCCCATCCAGGCCTTTTGTCATAGATTCAATAACAGTTTTACATTCAACACCCTTCCAGGTGTAATGATCCGGGTGCTGTACATCATTCATCTGCATCACCAATCTTTTCAAAACGCCATTTCCATGTGACGTCCGGGTATTTTTCGTGGTCCACTTCGCTCATGAACATGCGTAGCGGTCGCGCCCAGATGAGATGTAGCCCGTCCGTATCCCGGTACACCACGTCCAGCCCTTCTCTTTCCGTATCCCCTGCAATGCAGATGATTTCATAGACATGACCCTTAAAGTGTTTCCACTTTTCCCCAGGTTTCGGGTAATCGCGTTCGTAGACAAGTTTCATGTTGTTCATCCCTTTCATCCCGTAATTTTTTTCAGCAGCTCCGCGGCTTTCTTAATGCGTTTCGTGATGGCGTCTTTATTACTAAGCGCCCTTTCATAATTATTGAAGCAATTCCCGACTGCGATATTCAGAATATCTCTGTTTGTATTGTGGTTGATGGTGCTATAGATGGTATCTTCATCGTCAACGTAGAAATAGGTTTCGCCGTCTGTCGGGACGAACGGCTTGTTTACCTTTTCAGCGATTCTTTGCACCGCTAGTTTTATCCCGATTTCCGGGTTGAAAGCGTCCCTCGGGTGGCATTTCGCCTTCCCCTTGTAAACCGTTTCGCCGTCGTCGTCCGTGTACCATACTTTGATGGTTCCGTTAGAATAACATTTACTTGCAACTAATCCGGCAAAAATAAGTCCTACTTTTGCAGCTTCTCTTGCGGCAATATGATCCAGATAGTCCCGGAAAAGAAAGCTGTCATAGAGCGCGACGTCGAATTTCGGCGTCTTTTTGGGGGACTTCTGTAAATTTTCAAATACCCCAACAAGCGGATAGCTATCAAAATACTTGAATTTACCATTACTCAGTTTGCAACTACGGGATACGGCGCAATCTGCGCATTTCTTCCCGTCGCAATACGTTATTAGCGTGTTTACGGCCATCTTGGCCATTTTATCGTCTATCATGTTATTCTCCTCCTTGATTCGGCTTCATTAATATTCCCTGGGCAGGGACGCAATCGGAGCCCAATATTTCACCTGTTCCGTGTCGAGGTATTTACCGTTGACGTCGGCATACCAGCCAAAGCGATCCCCGGTATAAATGCCCGTCGTAATCGTCCGCGGCCGGTCCTTCCGGGGATAGTCGATGGCAAAAAGGATAACTTTGTACCGGGCCGGCATTTCTTCTGTTGGTTTCACCCATTTCATATAGTCTCACCTGCAAATATAAATAACCATCGCGAAAAATGCGATCCAGAAAACAGTAACGTAAAGCAGCAGTAACCGCCAAACAATATACTTGCTCATCGTATCACCTTCTATCCGTAAATCTTTATTTCGCCGTGCTCTTTTTCATAGCCCATGAGGGCCTGATACTTCTGCCCGCATTCGCAGGTCATGCATTTCATGTATTCTAGGACATGGACGACGCCGTCGCGGATATACCATGCATAATCCTTTATCTTTTCCTGTATGCGCCGCAGTCGTACGCGGCCGAGGCCGTACAGGTCATGGACGGCCAGGAGGACCAAGGTATAGGTCACTTCCATGCCCGCTTCCGCGCCGGTCCGCTCTTTCTGGCCGCTGAATTGCAGGCCCTTGATAAGCGTCCGGATGAAATCCATTTTTAGCTGGAAGTCGATTCCGCAGTCATCGAGGCGGTTGCGGTACGCCGTCATCTTTTCGGCGCTGTGGTTGATGTCCTCGCTATAGGCCATTACTTTTTCGGTAATCGCGTCGAGCCGTTTTTTCCCGAATCCCATGCCGTCGTGCAGGGCCATGTAGATGAGTACGGAAGTCGATATCGTGCCGCCGTTAGCGGCAATGCGTGCCCGGTTCATCATGTGGCGTCCCTCCTCTGTGCTTTCAGGGCCATGTACTGGCCGTACGACATGCCCGCGGCTTTTGCGTCGTGCGCGTCCTGGTCGATCTTACAAAGCGGCTTTTTCTTAGGTGTATAGTGCACTTCCGGACTCCCGCCTTTTTTCCGGCGTTCTCTGGCGTATGCAGCCATACGCGTCTTCCGGCAGGCCGACAGGATACCGTTGAGCATCCGCGCGTGCGTTTCGCAGCAGGTCAGCATCTTGGTCGAGTGATTCGGCGCCCCGCAGATGAGGCAGTTCGGCAGGCGCTTTAGCTCATGTGCCTTGATGCGGGCTTCGTAGGCGTTGACAATACGATTGCGACAGTCGTCGCAGTACACCGAGCGGCCGTTATGCGCGGGCCTGTCGAATTCCGCGCCGCAGATAGCGCATTTTCCTTTACTAGTCATCAAACAAACATCTCCTTGTCATCCATAGCTGAAAATAAGCTATCTACATCGTCTCCATTCATGTTGACTTTAATTGTTGGCGGGCCGCTACGAGGAGACTTTGAGCCAAAGTAAAAATTAACATCACATGTACCGTTATCAAGTTCGGTAGTTGTAAAATACGTTACTCGATCAAGGTTAATATGTACATATGTAGTAGCTTTATCAAATTCAGGTGTATAAAATTTAGCCATTGTTTTCGTCCTTTCTAGTCCTTCTTGTAATACGGGCTAATGAATCCATCGGCGTTGAGGATAAGCCCCGGCGCCCATGGAATCGGTTCACACATAATCGCGTTGATCCGGTCGATCTCGTCGTCGTGCAATTGGTCTTTCGGGACCTCTAAGACTACCTCGTCATGGATGTGCATGAGCGGTTTGTAGCCGTGCTGCACCAGTCGTTTGAGGGCCAGGGCCAGGCAGTCGCGGGCGATGGCCTGCGTGATGTTTTCGACGAGCTTACCGCCGTAGGTCGACGTATACGTCCAGCTCGCGCCCAGTTGTGTCTTGTAGTGTATCGCCGGGCGCCCGAATTGGTTTTCTCCTACGTACGGCTGCGGATAGAAGAGCCGGCGGCCGCTGGGCAGGGTAATCGTCAAGTAGTCATAGCCATACAGCAGATTGCATTCCCGGCTGAAAATGATACCGTGCGGCAGCCCTACAGGCTGCGCGTTTTGCATGACTGACATGGCTGCCCCATCGACGGAACACCAGAAATCCTGAATCCGTGGATTCGAGGACCGCCAGCGGCGGACAATGTCCGGCAGCTCTTCTTCCGTCAGGCCCATCTTGAGCGCGCCCATCGAGATGAGCGCATTCGGGCCGCCCTGGTAGCCGAGGGCCAGTTCAGCGACTTTCCCTTTTTGCCGGAGATGGCCGTTGATGCCATGCTTGACAACAGGGACGCCGAACATCGAGCTGGCCGAGGCGCAGTAGATGTCGCCGTTGTTGGCGAAAACGTCCATGCGCCATTTCTCCCCGGCCAGCCAGGACAGCACGCGCGCCTCGATGGCCGAGAAGTCCGACACACACAGCATCGCGTCTTCCGGTGCGATGAACGCCGTACGGATGAGCTGGGACAGGGTGCTGGCTACGTCGCCATACATCAGCTCCAGGCCGCGGCGGTTTTTCGTCTTGACCATATGCCGCGCCGTGTCGATGGCCCGTGGGACGTCGTGCGGCAGATTCTGCACCTGGACCAGACGGCCCGCCCATCGGCCTGTGCGGTTCGCGCCGTAGAATTGCAGGACGCCGCGGATACGTCCGTCCGAGCAGACAGCGCGGTCCATGGCCTGGTATTTCGTGACACTGGACTTTGATAAATTCTTGCGGATCCGCAGGACTTCTTCCGCATCCCCGCTGGCTACTTGCAGCGATTCTGCGACGGTTTCTTTGGTCAGCTTTTCCAGCTCTAAGTCCGTGTTCGCGTTGAGCCATTCCAGCAGCTGGTTTCGGCTGTTGGGATTCCGCAGGCCTGTAATCTGTACGGCCCTCTCGATGAGGGAGCGGCGGTATTCGCCGTCAATGGCAATGGCCCCTTTGACCAGGTCCATGTCGACTTGGATGCCCCGTCGGTTAAGCTCGTAGTCGATGACCCAGTCTTCCTGTACCCAATCTGGGACCGGATAGGCCATAAGCCGCTGATAGTCGGCCATTTCTGTAACGACGTCCTGCGCATTGTAGGCTTTAAAGGTTTTCCATTTGTCCGGGTCATGCATGGGCCGGTTGCGATGCCGCCCGCCGTTCTTCTTTGTCGCTTTGCACGGTACGCAGAAGTAGCGGATCAGCGCTTTACCGGCTGCCATTTTGCGCTTATCTTCCGGCAGGCCCAGGGCCTTGCCTAAGTTGGCCAGCCCCGCAGGATAGCCGAGGTACAGGCCATGGAGCATCGTGCACCGCCACTGGTCAGGCGGCGTCCGATAGCCCGCCCGGTTGAGACAGGTAATTTCAAAGGCTGCGTTGTAAGCGTGCTTGATGACGCCGGGATCCGCAAGGTCCTGTAAAACTTCTGCCGGGATGATTTCGCCCTTGGTCATGTCGACGACGTGGACCGGGCCGAAGTCATAGGAATAGGCAAACAGAAGAATCTCAAAGGCCTCGGTGTCGACGTATTTAAAAAGCCCGCACTTTCCGATATCGACGTCGGAAAATGTTTCAATGTCGACAGATAGATGTTTGTGTTTCATCAAAATTCACTCCTATAGAGAGAAATAGGCGCGCGGATTTTCGCGCGCCCTGGGATTGCATTACATCGGCTGTCCGGTCAGAGGATTAATAGCAGGCGCAGGCTGTGCCGCTGGTTCCTGAATGACATGGAATACGGATTTCGCTGTCGGCGCGGACCCTCCGAGCGGTTCCCCGTCGCGGACTTTCTGGACCGGGCCGAGGCCGCAGCCGATGCCCTTCTTGCCCTGATAGTTGTACGCAAAGAAGTTGACGCACACATTGGCATAGATGCCGCTGTATACCTGTGTAGCATCGATAATGCGGTTCATACGGCCATCGACGACATCGACAGGCTTATCCGCAGGTGTCGACGCTGCGAATACCCAATGGCCGGCGCATTCCGGGCCGAATTTGTTACCGTTCTGGGTCAGGCCGTCGCCGTCCCATACCGGAGTCGGTACCTTTGCCGGCGCGGTGCCGTTCCATTTGTTGGCGATGCCGTTGCGTGTAGCTGCGGCGATGGCAGCGTCGACTTTCTGCTTGCCTTCTACGTCAGACTTGGGCAGCAGGATTGTAACGGAATACTTCTGTTTCGCCTGGGGATCGCGGCCGTAGGGCTTCAAGAGATGTACATAGCTGAGACGGACATTTTCTACTACAATGCTGGTGTTTTCCATTTTCATTCCTCCAATTATTCATCAATCTTTTTGAACACGTCTGCGGCTTTTGGTGTCAGGTCCATCGGCGGCCGCTTATCCGAGGTCGGGGCTAATGTCGGCTTGCCGGGCTTCTTTTCGACGTAGTCGCCGACGAGCTCTGTGAACAGTTTCTTGCCGATGGCCTTTTCCGTTTTAGCCAGGGTCAGCGGTACGCGCTCATACAGGACGGATTCATCGATACCATTATCGATGAGCGTCTTGAATGCTGCATCCGTGTCGGTAAAGGCCCGGCTGCCGCGGCCTTCTACGCATTTCCAGCCGGGGACGTTGAGGCCTTTCAGCGCGCAGGAAAGGCCGTATTCCTGCAAGTCGTCTGCCCAGGCCTTGAGCTGTTTGGCGATGGTCAGGTATTGGCCGAGCTCGGTCATGTTGATCATCGTCATATCGCGCTTTTCGTGCGCCGTGTCAGCCATAGCTGCGTAGTATTCGGCACGGGCTTTGCATTGGGCCTTTGCCCGGCAGAATCGGCAGCATTCACCGGGATGGAATTTCCCGCCGTCCGCGCTCAGGGCCTCCTGGGCTTTCGGCTTGACGACGTCTTCTGCCCATTGCCGCAGGATATCGACGCCGAGCGTTTCCTGACTAAAGTTCTGGATCCGCGGCTGTACGATGTGCATGTGTACCGTCTTGAATTGGTACAGTAGCTGGTACGCGTTCAGCGCGCCCAGCGCGTACAGGCGCATCTGTGAGTTGTTGTTGGCGTCGACGGGGACACCCTTACCGTATTTGAAATCAACGATGTGTAATTCGTTCGGCGCCATGATTAGGCAGTCGGCCGTACCGAATCCGCGCGGCACGTACTGCGAAAAATCGACGCGCTTTTCCACGACGGTATAGGGCTTTGTCTTGTACGACAGCAGGATGCCTTTGATGTAGTCGAGGTATGTTTCCGTGTGGGTATCCATTTCCGGCTGATACAGCTCATCTTTCTTGAGTTGGTTCATATGCCGCGTAAATGTCGACTTGGCCATCGGTTCGACGGCGTAGGCCCGCAGTTTGAGTTCTGCGATGCTGTGGGCCAGGGTGCCTTCCCGGGCGAATTCAGACGTCGTATCTGGGAATTTTGCTTCCATCTGCGGCGCCGCCGTGCATTGCAGCCAGCGCGCGGACGCCGAGGCGCTTAAGAGTGCATGCTGTTTCATAATTCCGCCCCCAATTCTCGCAGCGCGGTTGCCAATTCGCCATAGCGGTCTTCCGGGATTTCCATCATCGACGGTACGCCGAATTTCTGCATCAGCGCCTGGAGCTCGGAAATCTTACCCGCATCCATGAGCGGCGCCGTGGCAGCCAGCAATTCGTCCAGCGTGTATTTCTTAGTCGGCGCTGTCGGTACAGTAGGAGCCGCAGGCGGTTCCGGCGCGCCGGGTGCTGTGGGTTCCGCTGCTTTCACCGGTTCCGGCGTTGGCGCGATAGTTGCGCTTTCTGTCGCGATAGTTGCGCTTTCTGTCGCGGTAGTTGCCTTTTTCGGGGCTTTTGCTGCTTTTTTCGGCGCGGAAGTTGCGTTTTCGGGTACTGCATCCACTTTTGGATGCTGTTCCACTGAGCCCAAATCTGGGCTCAGTGTTTCCGGATCCATTGGCTTCACATCTGAGGGCAATGCTGCCGAGCTCAAGATTGAGCCGAGCGCCTGGAATTCTTTCATGATTTCATCAGCGGTTCCGTTAAATTCAAGATTAATCTTCATCGTGGTTTTCCTCCTCTTTGCAATTCAGTACCATTTGCTTGTAGTAAGATTCTTTCAGCTCAAAGCCAAGGCCCCGGCGCCCCATTTGCAGAGCGACAACAGGGACGCTGCCGATGCCGGCGAACGGGTCCAGGACGATGTCGTTGGGATTCGTCCAGAGCTCCAGGCAGCGGGCGATGAGGTCGAGCTGTAGCGGGCAGATATGCCGTTCGTCCTTTTCATCCCGTGCGGCTGCTTTGTTGAGTGTGTTGCTTTGCCGGATGTCCATCCACACGGGCGATGCATAGCGCCGCCATACCTGATGGCTGTAAATCGGTGCAGGCTCCGGCTGCGGGGCTAAGGTCTTCACGCCTTCCGGTTCATCGGCGCCGTAAAAGCGCTTGAGGCCGTCATCATGTGGAATTGGCTCTGGATTGTCGCCGGGCTTGCGGAATGTTACGACATAATCCGGAAGGCCATTGCGGCACATGCTGGAGTCTTTGCAGAGCTGCTTGTGCATCAGCCCTAAGGCCTTTGTCCGTGTCGCTTCTACGAGCGGATCTTTCCAGACAACGACACGGCTATGGTAAATAAAGCCCGCCGCTTCAAAGTCGCGGATGATTTCGCCGGGAAAGTCCTTGAGGCCAATGACGCCGTCGCGGCTTTTCATCTTCGGGATGTCCATGCAGTGGACCGACACCAGCCGGCCGGGCATAATGACACGGGCCAATTCGCGGATCAGGAACTTGAAATGCGTGTTAAACTGCGCATCGCTCGCGCTGTTGCCCATGTCGCGGTCGCTGTTGGAGTACGTGTACAGCGACGAGAACGGCGGCGAAAAGATGCTGTAGTGGATACAGTTGTCCGGCAGCCCCTTGAGGACTTCGACGCTGTCGCCGTTGTAAAGGGATACCCGGTCCGATACGTACTGATCTAAGACGTTCACCATGGTTAAGCCTCCCTCGGGAAAAAGAATACAGGGATGCCGCTGGCCTTTGCGTAGCCGTATTCGGCCATACAGCCTCTTGAATGCTGCCAATCACCGCACATGATGATACCGTCGCATCGTCTCAGCAGGCTAAGGCATAAGTCCAGGCCGTCGATGTAGGGGATTGCATCATAGAGTGGCCCTAAAATGTGAATCGGTGATACGAATTTAGAGTCAGCCCCAAAGGGTACAAAAAAGATGAGGCTGTTAGGCCGGAGCTTGCGCCCTGATATTTCATCAATGATAGCTTGTACGGCCCTTTCATTTTCAGGCTTGCCCCCGTACGGGTGCGATACGTAAAATAATCGTTTCTTTTTCATACTGCCTCCATTTCTGCCCAGGCAGGTAAGCACATGGGCTTTGTCGGTTTGTAGACGCTCATGATGCGTGTCGTCCGGGACAGGTTTTCTTTGACCGATTCCCGGGTCAGCTCGGCCATCTTCTTTCTCATGTTGATGGCGTCCGATTCTTTGCGCTCAATGTTTTCCTTGACCGTGCCTTCTTTGGCACTGATGATGATGTAGACGTCGACGGGCTGATTCTGCCCGAATCGCCAGCAGCGGCGCACGGCTTGATAGTATTGTTCATAGCTGTCTGACAGCCCGACAAATATCATGTTGCGGCAATTCTGCCAGTTCATGCCAAATCCGGCGATTTTCGGCTTGGTGATCAGGCATTTGAGGACGCCGACGGAAAAGCCCAGCATCGTGCTTGATTTATAGCTCGCCTTGTCGGATCCGAGGACCTGCCGCGACATCTTGCACAGCTCATGGAGCTTTTCGGATTCCGCGTTGAGGTCACACCATACCAGCCATTGTTCATGGCTGTTGTTGACGAGGTCCGCCGCGGCCCGGCAGCGTGCATCCAGTGACTCTTTCCGCGCGTTGCGCCGTTGTGTCAGCGTCAGCTTTTCCGTCGTTGGCGTATCGCCGTCTACAATGATTTCGTGCATTCGGAGCGGCGGCAGCGTGTATCCCTCGTCCTTGTAGCCAAGACTGACCGGGTTATCGAGGACGACAGCCCAGCCGGCCATCCAGTGCCAAAAGGCGCTTTCTGCGTGGCCCTTGAGCCGCCATTTCGACGTTTCCCCGCCATCGTGGACAAAGAACATACTGAGCATTTCCGTCCTTGTCATGACGCCCAGGAATTCGCTGTGGTTGCCGAGTTCCATGTAGTCGTTCGGGGCCGGTGTCGCCGTGCAGGCCAAGCGGTAAGGCGTCCGCGAAAAGGCCTTGATGAGCATCGTCCTGACCTTGCCCGTAAAGCTCTTGAGGATAGAAGATTCGTCCAGGACGACGCCGGCAAAGGCGCTGGTGTCGAATCGGTCCAGTTTGTCGTAGTTCGTGATGTTGATCCCCCCTACGACGTCTTCCGGATGTTCGACGACGACAGCCTCGATGCCGAATCGCTTACCCTCTGCCGCCGTCTGAGCCGCGACGGCCAGCGGCGCGAGGATCAGGACCGGCTTATCCGTATGCCGTTGCACCTGGTCCGCCCAAGCCAGCTGCATGAGCGTTTTGCCGAGGCCGCAGTCAGCAAAGATAGCCGCGCGCCCCTTAGCTAAGGCCCAATGGACGATATCGCGCTGGAAATCGAAAAGCGCTGCCGGCAGGGCTGTCGGGTCCACTTCAAAGCCGTAATCCTCGGAGACTTGTTCCTTTTCCCGGATGAATTGTTCATATGCTTCCAATTGTGTTTTCTCCGTTCGTGTGATATGATTGATTTGAGATGTTTGTGTTGGAGCCGTTCCCTGTTGGCGCAGGGGCGGTTCCTTTTTTTTTTTACGGATATCCGCGCAATCATCGGGGATGCAATAGCCGTCATGCGGGCAGGTCTTGCAGTGCATCATCGTTACCCATGTTTCCGGTTCCATCATCGATATCACCTCCTTTCTCGGCGCTTTCGCGGGCTTTACGGTATTCTTCCAGGGCCTTGACATTTTCCGGCTTGCTGTAAAATTCCACGATGTCCGCGCAAAATAAATCGAGCATTGTCCTCACCTCCCTAGAATCGCAGGACGATTTTCTGCCCTGGTTTCAGGCTGGCGTTCTGATCAAGGCCGTTGTTGACACTGACCAGATACATCACTTCCCGGATGTCCATGCCGCGCACATCGGCCAGCGGGCGGCAGATGTCCCAGAGGTTTTCCCCCGATTCGACAACATGCGCATCCGCTGGGTCCGCTTTGATTTCTGCGGCGCTGACATCGGCGGGGTGGTCAATGAACCAGCCCAGGCTGAGGGCAATCGCGACGGCTGCAATGGCCGCGCCGGGGATTCCCCGTTTCTTACCTTTTCTCATCAGTACCCGCCCCCTGTCTGTAAGAATAACGCTTCCATGGCGTCGTTCGCCGAGGATTCCAAGGCTTCCAGCGACAGGATAAGGTCTTCATCGTCGATGCCGTAATCAAGCAGGACGTCTTCATAGGACCGTGTTTCTTTGCGGACGATTTTATAGGATTCCACGCCGTCGCTGTCTTGGATCAGGCGCGTATGCCATGTGTAGAGCTTCTGGCCGTCGTCGTTCAGCAGTGAGATACTGTAGCGCGTCGGTTCGATATTTGCTATTGCCTTCATGTCGTTCTCTCCTTTACATAATCCATGCCCCGGCTTGCTTGAGAATGTCCAGCAGCATCGCCGGGATGTTGTCACAGGCCACATTGACTAAGCGGGAATTGCCGCTTTCGCTGTCCGTGACTTTTACGGTTTCATCATCAACCAGCTGGAGGAAAAAGTATTTCCCGTCCAAAGCCATCACCCGTTCGAGATAGATAAGGGCTTTCATCTTGTCGAAACGTTCTCTGTCGGTCATCGGTTATCACCTCCTTTAAAATCGGTGTAGGCTGAATCCCGCGTTGGATTCCGCATCCATCGCCCATTCGCGGATCATAACATAGACATCCGGGCCTTCGTATTCGGGGTTAGCTTTTAAAATGTCTTCGGCCAGGTATTTCGCGCCGACTGCTCTATCAATCGCACTCTGTGCGGCCGGCATCATGTCCGGCTTTTCCTGAGCGTCTCGCAGTAATGCTGCTGCGTGATACCATTGGGCGATGAATCCTTTTTTCAGGGCTTCCTTTTCAGCTTTCGTCATAGGTCATTAACCCCCCTTTCGTATTCGTCCGTGGCTTCCTTGCGCCATGCAGATACAATTACGTAGGCTTCATCTTCCTCAACCGTCAACGAGAGGACAGTAACGGCCGCCATTGCGTAGCCGTATACGATATTCCAGTGAGCCCTTTCCCGGACCGCGAGATCTTTGTCATCGGGATTCTTCTGAGCTTCGGCCTTAGCGGCTAACGCCTTATCTACGTACATTTTGTAGTTTGCTTCCAAGTAGGCCCTTTCATTTTTCGTCATTTCCGATCACCCCTTTTCAATTAAATCGAGGATGTCATAAACTTCGACACGGCTGACCTTATCGGTCAGTTCGTCATCAACACAATTCAGGATGATGGCATAAAAGCCGCCGTCGCATTCGTTGATGAATTCGTTGCGAATGCCCGACAGTTTCAGGTCGCCGCCCTTAGGCGATGAGACGATCATGAAATGCCGGCCTGCGGTGTCGTAGTGGCCCCGCTCGATGATGATTTTTGGCTTTCTCATTCCAGGACCGCCCCTTCTTTTGCTTCTACTTCGCTCATCCAATCAGCAATAATGCTCATAGCTTTTAATCTGCCATAGTCTATTTCCAGGATATCAATAGCTGCACTCAGATAGCCAAACCATTCGGCAGTTATGCGTTCATCTTTATTTCCTGTAAGGTGTTGAGCTAGCTGTTGCTTAGCAATAATCTGTATGTATTTTTGTTTTAAGGTATTCTTTAAAAATTTATAGTGCGTATTCGAATCCATTTAGACCGCTCCTTTTGTTTCTTTTAGGAAACTTTTTGATTAAAAAAAACATCCATTACTTCTCCATCATCCATGGTCAGTACGTGGATGATGCTGCACATTTCTGCACGCGTGAATTCGGATAAGCCCCGGATTTTCTTGGACCATGTGGACGGTGGCATCTGAATCGCCATTAAAAAGTCCGACATGGAAAAACCTCTGAGCTTGATAAGTGCTAATAATTTATTCGGGTTCATTGTCTCACCTCCCTCGGTGTCGTTTCCTTTAGGACACTTACAGTATAATGCAATTTTCGAGACATGTCAACACTTTAGGAAACTTTTCTTTCTTTTTTGGAAAAAATGTTGCTTTTTAGAAACGAAAATAGTATTATATATGTAGGAGAAAAAGGAGAGATTGCGATATGAAAGTTAATGAATTAATTGCTAATAGGCGAAAAGAGCTAGGTTTGACCTTAGAAGAAGTAGCCGAAAAAGTAGGCGTCAGTAAGAGTACCGTCAAGAAATGGGAATCAGGGTATATAAAGAACATGCGCCGGGATAACATGGCATTGCTGGCTGATGCGCTCCACATATCGCCCTTAGACTTGCTGGGTCCTGACGAGGATCCAAAGCCTGCCGATGATAATCGCGGCTACTACGTGGATCCGGAAGTCGCGGCCCTCGCGGAAGAGCTGCGGACGGACCCTGACCGCCGCATCCTATTCGACGCGACAAAGGACCTGAGCAAAGACGACATCGATATTGTATTGAATCTGATTAATGGCTTGAAAGCGAAAGAAGGAAAAAAGTGAATATTGTTCTGACATATCAGGACATGCCCGGTCGTATCCGGGCATTGGTCCACATGAATGACGACGGCAGCTATACCATTATCATCAATGCCCGCTGCAATTGGGAAACGCAAAAAGCCGCTGTCCTCCATGAGCTGATGCACATCAAGGGCAACGACTTCAGCGCAGATGTCCAGGCGGACCTGCTGGAAAAGCTCCTGCATGGCCAGGCCTGCGCGGATGCTGATCTAGATGACTTCCGGTTTTTCATTGCCGGATGAGTATATACAAAAAGAGGAGATGACGTAATGAAAAAATCAATTCTAGCCGCTTTAGCTTTGTCGGCCCTGCTGGTGTCGGGCTGCGGCAGTGATCCCACGAGTGATATTGCCGACGCTACGGGATTAACCAAGGACCAGGCAGGCGCCGTACTCACACAGCTGAAAGGTGTCGGCGTGACAAAGTTCGACGGTGTATCTACACTGGACAAGGGCAAAGGTTATTACTATGTCCAGGATGAAAAGTATGGCCGTGTCTTTTTCGGTGTCAAAGACGGCAAACTGGTTTCTATTGAAAATCAGCAAGGCGTCAAAGTGTACGCGTCGGATCAGAAAATCAGTGATCTTGCCGACGTCACGCTGACGGATGCACAGGTAGCAGAATATCAGGTTATCGCCCAGGACGCTGTCAAAAACAAATTGAAAGCCCCATCGACGGCAGACTTTGACAATCTGAAAGTCGTAAAGAGCAAAGACGGCTCTGTCCTGATTTCCGGCACGGTCGACGCGCAGAACAGCTTCGGCGCAAAACTCCGGCGGGGCTTCATGGTAACTGTTGACGCCAATAAACAGGTATCCAGCGTGAATTTCTTATAAGTATCGTCTGATTTAAAGTAAAAAATTCCCCGGCCATCGTCACGACACGATGCCGGGGATACGCAGGACGCCATTCCTGCGCAGGTGTAAAACACGCTTGAAAGGGTTGTGCTTACTGTATCATTATAGCATACACAGCCCATTCGTAGCCATACGAAAGGACTGATTTTTTTATATGGAAGAAAGAGCAAAAGCCGTCATCTATGCCCGTTTTTCCTCGGACAAACAACGGGAAGAGTCCATCGACGGCCAGATTCGCGAGTGCACGGCCTACGCGGAAAGTCAGAATCTGGAAGTCATCGGCGCCTACATCGACAGGGCCCTGTCGGCCCGGTCCGATAACCGGCCTGATTTCCTGCGCATGATCGCCGACAGCGCCCGGAAAACGTTCCAGTATGTCATCGTCTACCAGCTGGACCGATTCAGCCGCAGCCGCTATGACAGCGCTATCTACAAAAATAAGCTCAAGAAAAATGGAGTCCGGGTCCTGTCGGCAAAAGAGCACATCGGCGACGATCCCAGCTCTATTATCCTCGAATCGATGCTGGAAGGCTATGCGGAATACTACTCCGCCGAACTGTCGCAGAAGGTCAAGCGCGGCATGACGGAAAACATCTTAGAAGGTAAATGGGTAGGCTGCCGTGTCCCGCTGGGCTATAAGCTGACTGCCGACAAAAAGCTGCAAATCGTCCCCAGGGATGCCGACGCCGTCCGTCTGATCTACAAAATGTACAACTCCAACGAACGGATTATTGACATTGTCCGTTATCTCAACGCGCATCGGTACAAGACAGCCGCAGGCCGTACATTCAACCGCAGCAGCCTTACGAAAATCCTGGGCAATAAAATCTACATCGGTACATACACATGGGATAGCCACGTCATCGAGCATTTCGCCCCGCCGATCCTTGCTGATGGCGTTTGGGAAGCGGCGCAAAAGCGGACTAAGCAGCACAAGCAGCATCCGCGCCCCAAGCGCCGCAGCGCCGATTATGCCCTGACGGGCCTCATCTACTGCGGTGAATGCGGCAACCCGATGACCGGGCAAAGCGGCCGGTCCAAGAACGGCAGCATGTACCGCTATTACCGGTGCAGCACAAAGAACAACTATCACTCCCGTGGAAAGAAACAGCATATCAAGTGCAAATCCCGGAACATCAGCCGCGAAAAAGTAGAAGACCTGGTCCTTGATGAGACGGTCCGCATCCTGAGCAGCCCTAAAGCCGTGAAAATCATCGCCAAACAGGCCGCGAACGTACAAAAAATTGACCCCACGGCCCAGGAACAAGCCCGGATAGCGCAGGAGCGTAAAACTATCCAGGCTAAGCTCGAAAACTCCATAGCGGCCGTCGAAAAGGGCTTATGCTCAAAGACAATCGCCGAGAACATCGAACGGTATGAATCGCGGATCAGCGAATTGGACCAGCAGATCGACGAGCTCAAATTTGCCTACGCCCCTATCCGCATCGACGCCGTCGCCGTCGAATTCTTCCTGAAAAGCCTCTTGGACAAAAAGAAGGACCACGACAAATACCGCCTGGACATGTTCCGGACCTTTATCCGCCAGGTCATCATATACAGCGACAAAGTCGAAATACGGTACAACTACACCAATTGCCCGCCGATACTGAAAAACCCCGTCAGCATAGCGCTGACGGGGTCCCCCGAGTGTTCGGATAAAGCTTTTCTGGTGCACCAAAAAAACAAAAAGAAGTTGTCGCATTAAGCTAAAATGCTTAATGTGACAACTTCTTTTTATTTTACAGTGAAAAGTTTGATTTTCTTCTTTTTAAGAACGAACATCGGCCTGTTCCCCCTATTTTCACGGCTTCCAGAAAAATCGTGATTCGCATGAGCTTCAACATGCCCTTTATCAATATGATACTGGATCACGTCCGCCAGCAAAACTATGACATCGCTATCGAAAGTAGTTATAAATTATCAAATGAACGGGAAATCCACGATGAACTCATCAAACAGGCTGTCGCCAATTCCAAACATCGGGCAGAAGCCATCGCAGCCACAGTAGGAAAAAAATCATTGGCATCAAATCGGTATCTATGAATAACTATAGCGAAGATTCAATTCGTTACTGTAATATGCTGGCACCTGATTCGCTGAATTTTGAAAAACCTAAATCCTTAGACCTCTCTAATCAGCTAGCTGCCAATTCAACGACAGAAAGTGAATCTGTCGACGTTGAATGGATTATTGATTGAAACGCATAAAAGATTAAAAGCGCTGTCGTAGAAGACAGCGCTTTTTAATGTATATTTTCACTTATCTTTAACTTGTGGCAGCTGTGAAACTAAAATCTGTAAAGATATGACGTTTTTATTTTTTTGTTCAACAGCTCCTATAAACAATTGCGCTACA